AGTTAAAAATAAAAATAAAATAATAACATGAAAATATCAAATTGGTGGAACAATAATATGAATGAAAATACACTACAAACATTTACTGGTTGGGTGGGAGATTTCAATTCTGAAAGTAAAAAGAAAGTAAGAGAATATGTAATTTCAAAAGATTATAAATCAATAATAGATATTGGTTGTGGATTATGTGATACATATTATGGATATAAAGAAGATAATTATGATATAAATTATACTGGACTTGATAGTTGTAAATACTTTATTGATAATGCAAATAAGAATGGTATAAATATAATAGAATCAGATATGAATAAAATAAATTTATTAGATTCATCATATGATGTTGTTTATGGTAGGCATATTTTAGAACATTTACCTACATTTAAAGATGCATTATCTGAATTTATTAGAATATCTAAATATGAAATAATTATAATTTTTTTTATTAAACCGTTAGACAAAGAAGAAATAAGATATGATAATTCTGCAGATTTATATCATAATATTTATTCTAAAAAAGATATAGAAAAATATATATCTGATTATAAATTTGAATGGATTGATGTTAATGATAACGAGATAATATTAAATATTAAAAAATAAAAAGTAAATATGGGAACAACATCAAATATATTTAAAAATTATATAAATCCTGTTTTTTTTGAGACTGGTTCATATTTTGGTGATAGTATACAATTTGCATTAGATTCAGGATTTAAAGAAATTTATTCTATTGAGTTATCTGAGTATCATTATAACTATTGTGTAGATAGATTTAAAAATAACAAAAATGTCAATATTATATTTGGAGATTCTTGTGAGAAATTATTTGATAGTATAAAAGATATAAATACTGATATAACATTTTGGTTAGATGGTCATTATTCTTGTGGAGATACAGCATTAGGAAAATACTGGGCTCCTTTGATTCAGGAATTAGAACAAATTAAAAAACATAAATTAAATAATCATACAATATTAATAGATGATATGCAGTATTGGACTGATCAATATATTGATAAACACGGATTTAATAAAAATGATTTAATAAAAGAATTATATGAAATTAATTCAAATTATAATATAAGTTTTATTGATGGCGCAGTAGAAAACGATATTTTAGTTTGTAAAATAAATAAATAAGTTATGACAATATCAATTTTAATTTGCGTACATAGTACAGATATAACACATGATAATATGTTATTAGAAGCATTAGAATCATTAAATCATCAAACATATAAAGATTTTGATGTGTTTATTGTATTTGATGAGTGCTGGACTAATACAAATATTATAGTTAAAGATAATTACAACTTTATCATAAATAGATTATATCATGAAAAAAAAGATGGTTTGTCTGTTGCTAAGAATTTTGGATTATCACATATTAATAGTGAATGGATTGGTTATTTAGATGCTGATGATTTATATATGCCTGATAAATTATTAAAACAGGTAGAATATATAAAAAACAATGATGTTGATTTTTTGAGTACATTAGCATGGAATAAATATATAAACTCAAATAAATTATTTGAAAGTTGTATTCCTACTAGATTATTTGAAACACACGAACAATTATATTCACATATAATAAGTGAAGGAAATTGTTTAACTCACGGAGCTATGATAATTAGAAAATCATGTTTAGATGTTTTAAATGGATATAACAATATCAAAGGTGTTGAAGATTGGGATTTATGGAAAAGAGCATTATTAAAAGGATATAATTTTTATCAATTACAAGATAGATTATATGTTTACACTATTGGAACAAGTGTAGCAAGATAAAAAAAACAAAAATATGTATTATATTGTAGGAAAAGCTAGTTATGATAAAAATGGTAAATTTATAGATACTAATGATATGAATTTATATTGGGAATTGGGATGGGAATTAATGTCAAACTATCCAATAATCAAGAGAATGTATAAAAATGGTGATATACAAGATGATGATATTATAGTAACTAGAAAGGGTTTAGAATTTCTATATACAGATACATTTAAAAATGTTATATCTTTTGATTTATTTAAGAAAATACCAGGCTTTGAAAACCATTTAGATTATTATTTAAATCCAAATAAAATAACTAATAACGTCAAAGAAATAATGCCACATGGATTTAATATGAGAAACAATCCAGCATATCATATTAATAATGATGCAGCAAATGGTAAATATTTATTTTTTGAAGAAGATAGAGATATATTAACAAATATAGATTTGATAGATACAACTAAATTACATAACAATGAAAAATTTGCAATAATGTGTGTCAGAAGAAGAAATCACAATAACGAATTAGCAAAAAGAAATCAAGATGAAATTTTTACAATAGAAACATTAGAATATCTTAAATTAAAATATAAAACAATATTTATATTAGGAAATGATTGTGAGGTATATGAGTCTGATAACATAAAAATTATTAATTTTCAAGAATATGCATCATTAATAAATAATGATAACTGTGATATTGTAGTAAGCACACTAACAGCATATTATTTCTTGTCGTTGTATATATCAAATGCAAAAAGCTTTATTGTTGTTGATTTTGGTGATCACAATTTTATAAATCTAAGAAATGACATATGCGGATTGGCAAATTCATTTAAATATTCAAATAGTTGTTATAAATATATACATCATAAGAACTTAAATAAAAATAATGATATATTTACAATAGATAGTGAAATTTAAATAAAAATAAAAATAAAAAATTAAATGATAGGAGAAAAAATAGAAGATGTTATTAAAATAATTGTTAATGATACATTAAATAAATCTAATATAATAGAATTACCAAATGATATTATAGAAACAGATAACATAGGAGAAGTAATAGAAAAATTATCAATATTACATTGTAGAATGTGGCATCTAGAAGATTTAGTTGCTGAAGCTAAAACAGATGAAGAAATAGGAAAATTAAAACGTAAGATAGATATATGTTTCAAACAAAAAAGACCAAAATATGTTGAAGCACTAAATAAAATGATTGATAATTCTATTATAACAGGAAAAAGTCTAATAGAAGATTCTGTAAAATATTACAAAGAAGTAGATGGAAAAAATTAAAAAATGTATAATAGTGACTTCAATTAATGAACAGAATGATATATTAGAAAAATTATCTAATATAGCAGATTTGATAATTGTTGGTGATTTAAAGACTACAAATAATTATAAAAATTGTATATATTTAGATATTAATAAACAAAAAGAATATTTTCCAGATATTGCAGATTTAATATCATATAATCATTATTCAAGGAAAAATTTTGGGTATTTATATGCTATTAAAAATGGTTATGATTTGATATATGATACAGATGATGATAATTTACCTTTATTTAATGAAATATCAATTCCTATATTTAATAAAGAAATATATTCTGAAGAAAAATTAATGAATATATATCAACACTATTCTAATGATTTTATTTGGTCAAGAGGTTATCCATTAGATAGAATTCATGAAAAAAAAACAATAACAGAAACAACAATAACAGAAAAAGTTCCTGACTTAATATATGGTTTATGTGATGGTGATACGGATTTAGATGCTGTTTGTAGAATTACAAATAAAAATAAAAATATAAAATTTATAGGAGATTCTGTTTGTATTAATAAATATAATAATATTATATTTAATAGCCAATCCACATTCTGGTTAAATAAAAACTATTTTAAATTTCTATATTTACCAACAAGTATAAATTCTAGATTTTCTGATATATTGAGATCTTATGTAATGCAATATTGTAGTGACGCAATCATTGGTGTTCAAAGTAATGTAGCATATCAAATTAGAAATCCACACAATTTAATTAAAGATATGAAAGATGAATTATTCATGTATGAAAGTATAGATAAAGTAATTAAAATAGGAGAAGAGTTTAAAAATCTTACAATTATTGATTTTTATAAAAAATTATATGATAATAATATAATATCTAAAATAGATTTAGAAATTTTAGAATACTGGGAATTATTTATAAATAAAAATATTAACAAAATAATATGAAGATATTAATAATACAAGAAGCAGGTAGGCATGAAAAAAATAAAAATTTCAGAGAATCTTTAAATTTTCAGAGAGCATTTACTAAAATTGGAATAGAATCAAAAGTTTGGGGATTAAATTATCCAGATTATGATAAAACATTTGATGAGATATCAAAAGATTATGATGTAGTTCTTTTAATTGAGAATTATAATAATGGTTGGCTTCCAAGTATATCTAATTTCAAAGGTTTAAAGATGTTTTGGTCTATTGATTCTCATATGATACCAAGAGAGCATGTAATGACTTGTTTTTCTAATAAAATTGATATTGTATTGAATGCTATTGAATCACACAGTAAATACTTCCAAGGTATAAAATCATATTATTTACCTAATGCTTATCCTGATGATTTAATTGATTATAAAACAAACATACAAAAAATAACAGATGTTGGTTTTTGTGGTAATATTATAAATAGAGGTGATTGGATTGATTCAATACCTAATATAAAAAAAGATGTTTTTGTTATTGGTGATGATATGGTAAATACAGTTAATTCATATAAGATACATTTCAATCGTAATTTAGCAGACGATTTAAATTATCGAACATTTGAGACATTGGGTTGCAAAACATTCTTATTGACAAATGAAACTGAAAATTTAAGAAATTTATTTAAAATAGGCGAACATTTAGATGTTTATACAACAAAACAAGATTTATTAGATAAAGTCAAATATTATTTAGAGCATGAAGATATTAGAAATAAAATTGCAGAAAGTGGTTATAATTATGTTAGAGAAAATCACACATTTGTTAATAGAGCACAAGAAATTTTAACAATCATAAAAGAAAATATTTAATAAAAAATGACATCAAATTGATGTCATTTTTTTTATTTATTTAAATTTTCTTGGTCTTCTTCTAACTCTTTTATTTTTTTAGCTAGTTCATTATATTTTTCAACATAATCAGGTTTTAACCAAACAGCATTTTTAGGAATAGATTTTTTAATAGGTACATAATCAGTTTTATCATGTCTAGCAATAGTTCTTTTCTCATCAATATCAATTAATACATATACACCATTTTCTTTTACGTATGGAAATAAACCTTTGTCTTTATTTATGTGATATGCTGCTGACATGTTTCCACTATCAATAACATCACTTAGTTTAACATTTTTATATTCAGCTTCATATACTTTTAAATGTTTCATTTATTTTTCATTTATTTTTTTAGATATTTGTTTCCATCTTCTTTCTTCATGTGGAGTTAATTTACCTTTGTTTTGTAATTTTACAAACATATCATTTTCTTTTTCTAATTCTTCAGTTGACATATCAATTACTTTCTTTTCAACTTCTTTTTTTTCAACTATATAAGATTCATTTACAAAAGTATCAAAATTATATATTCTTGATTCTTTCTTACTCTTTTTTACACGTTTCGGAAGTCCTTTGTGCTTTGTACTAGCAAAATCTTTAGCATCTTTTTTACTTATATGTTTTGCTATATTTTTTACTGTATCAGAAGCATCTTTTAATTCTCCTTTTTTATATGCATAAACTGCACCCATAAGTCTTTGTTGTGATTTTGAAACACTTGGCATAGAAATTATATTATTTTAATGTATTAAGTTTATTTAATCCAGCATAAATATCCACAATACGACATTTTAACACAGATTGAGATTTTTGTGAAGTCCAAGATTGTGTATCAGGTTTCTGGATAAATGCTGTGATCCAGATCGTATCTCCACGCTTTACTTGTTTTAATCCAAGATCAGTACTAAAAACTGGTCCTCCAGCTATTTCATCTAACTTTTTTATTTCATTTTCATCAGTAATAACACCAGTAATTTGAACTATTTCAACTGGTCCTATAACTTTTTCATAATCACCATTATCTAATTTAGATAAAGCGATAATATCATCAGATAAAGGTGAATATTCTTGTTCTTTATCAAACGATTTTATTTTATTAGATTTAAAATTATCAAATTTTGTTGTTATGTCTGACATATATTATATATTAAATTTTTCTGTTGAATTCAATGTATCTTTAATGCCTAAAAAATCTAATATGTTATCTAATTCAGAATTTATGTGACCTAAATCAGCACTATAACCCCAATTTCCTGATTTTTTTAATTGCTCAGTTCTCATTTCTTCTAAGTTATTTATAATAAGTTCAAGTTTCATAAAAACAGAATCAATAAGAGTTTGAAATTTTTGATCTGCTTTAGCATTTTCTTTTAGTAAATCTTCTTCTAAGTTTGTAAATTTTTTCATTAGTCTTCTTCGAATTTTTTTATAAGAGTTGGATCTTCATCAGCTTTTGAACCTGTGATATCATCTTCTAGTTCATCCTGTTCTATTTCTTCATTGTCGTCATCATCTTCTTTAATTTCGACGTCATCTACTTTAACAAACGTATAATCTTCTAGTTCATCTAGTATATCTTCTTCTGTTACTTCTTCATTTGTGAAGTTGTTGACAATATTATGAATATCATGTAATGTTAATACATATACACCATCTTCAGTGTCTTCAATATCAACAGTAGATTCATTCACTTTGTAATTTGAATATTTAATAATTTCTTCCATTTTGTTATTTTTATTTTTATATGTTATATTTTTTTATATTATTGAATAGTTCAGGCTCATTTAAATATGTTAAAAATTCTGAAATTTCTTCTTTTTCTACATCATAACGACTATCACGTTCTTTTTTTGTTTCAAATTTAATAATTATCTTATTTTCACCATATATTATCTTATCAACATATAGCATATCAAAATTTTTCATTTCTAAAAAATTATATGCGCATCTTTCAATATATTCATTCTCTTCCTGTTTTAATCTTAATTTATCAATAGTCCAATTCCCAAACACATTAATAACTTTTAAAACTATCGATTCATATGCTTTCAAATGTTTCATCTCAATTTATATTTTTGTAATAAATTCTCTTGATATTTAGAAATCATTTTATCAATTAACAATTCATCATTAAATTTTTTATTATCAATATCATATATTAATTTTGTATTTATTTTTATATTGATATTGTTCTCGTTTTCATTTTTATAAACAGATAATTTTCCATTTATTTCATCTCCATTAGATAGAGTTATATTTAAGTTTGTTTTATATATTAAATTAATATTTTTAAAATCTCTGTTATTAAAATATCCATCAATCTTTGTTAATCTGATTGGTTTTGGATTATTTTTTCTTCTGTAAGTAATTATTGATAATTCATCTTTTATTTTATCAATAAGTTCTTTATTTTCATTTTCTATATTAATTTCTATATCACTTAAATCTATTTTTTCGTATAATTTTTCAAATTTTGTTATCATATTATTTTTTATTTGTGTAAGTATATATAAAAATGTTTTTTATTATGAATTTGGAAGTACAAAATCATTCGAAATCCCACCTGAATTTCCTCTTGCAGCAGGTGAATAATCAGTTGCTACTGGTTGTTCATTATTCATTTTTGGATTCATAGGTGTTCCATTTTCAATTGTATCAGTTTTGTTGATAATCATATTTTTATCATACGGAATAGGTCTTTGGTGTGGAAATGGATTATTTGAAACATTAAAAGAAAATTGTTTATGAATACCATCTTCTGTTATTATTACAACAGGAACAACCTCTCTCTTATCAGTTTTAGGTACTTTGTACATAATTAAAACTGTATCACCTAAGTCAAACCCTCCATTTTCTTCAAATATTTTAAATTTTGTTATCATCATATTTTATTGTTTTTATAAATTATATTTATTTGCAGCTATTTCAAGTCTTTTTTCTGGTGTGAAATATTCATCAAATGCTATTTTAATCTCTTTTTGCGCATATTCATCAGTTTTTGCTCTATTATCAATATAAATAATTTCTTCAGTGTTTTTATCAATTTTTGCTATAGCTATTCCTTCTTCATCAACATTTCGTGTTAACCAAGAATCAATATAAATGTATGTATCAGTATTAAAAATATCAATATTTGACCATATACTATCATTTTCAAAATATTTTAAATATTTCATATATTAAATTTATTTGAATTTATCATTATTTCTAATTCTTCTTTATTTTCAGTCCAACATTTTATATCTGACAGGTGAAATGTTTTACATCCATGATAATCAAAATATCTACCTAATATCACATCAGGAATTATTTCTAAATCAAATTTAATATTATATAAAGTTTCAGTACCACCATAAGATGCAAATACATTAACTACCTGTCCAATATTTGATGTTATAAATTTTAAAAATATTTTATTACCATGTTTAAATTCTTTCTCATCAATTAAAACATAATCATCATCTTTTGGTGGTATACTAATATGTTCAAATAATTTAAATTTTGTTATCATAATTAAAAATCTGTTTTAGCACCATTTTTTTCTGGTTGAGTTTCTAAATCAGTTAATTTTTCTTGTTTTTCTTGTTCTGTTTTAATTTCAACCATATTACTATCACCCCAATCATATATATCATCCCAAACAGAAGTACTTTCTTCTATTTTATCTTTATTTTTAGTTAATCTATCTATCAATTCTTGTAATTTGAGCCAAGAATTTTCTGATGTTTGTTTTATTATTAAACCTTTTTGATTATTTAAAAAACTAATATAATTATTATTAAATAGCACAAGTTCATTTGTGTTTTCATATAATGAGTCCTTCCAAATTTTAGATATATCTAAAACAAGTTTCCATCCTTCTTCTTTTTGTTCAAATAATTTAAATTTTGTGATCATATCAACTATATATAAAAAAAATATAATGAAAATGTAAAATTTATATATACTACAAAATAATATTTTTTGATGTCAAACATAATAAGAATTAGAAATTTAGAAACAGAAACAAATTTAGTCAATAGTATATTTCCAATTGATAAAGATGAATATGGAACTTCTAATGCTAAACAAACAAATATTTCTGATTTAAAATCTCATATATTATCAGGTATAACAGATGGTACATCAGGTACATCAGGTACATCAGGTAGTTCAGGAACATCAGGTACAGATGGTACATCAGGTAGTTCAGGAACATCAGGTACAGATGGTACATCAGGTAGTTCAG